TGGACACTAAACAACATTACACGGATGTTGAACCGGATAGACGATGACATTCGGGAGTTGCCGCATTTGTACGTCAGTAAAGAAGATTACAAAACTGATATCCATGATATCAAAGGGATGTTGGGCAAGATTTTCGATAAGTTAGAAGGTAAGGCCGACAAAACATGAACATGGACGCTCTTAGCATTGTGAAGTTCGGCGATAGGGATTCGCTGGGAGAGTTTTTGTTTGAAAACGGTCTACAGCACAAGTTATTCCAAGAAACCTTCATGGATCAGGGCATTTCAGTGCCTGTTTTCCCTTTAATTGACGCAAATATCGACAATTTGGACGATTGGTTACAGGTTCACCAGGTCGAACACCAAGCATTTGCAAGCCTTTTGGGGCTAAATAACCCCTTTAATTTGCTTGATACGGATTGGAATAGAGAGGAAGATTTCTACGATTGGATCGCTAGTCACTTGTATATTCACGAACAAATTGCAGCATCCCTTAACTTGTCGAGTTGAACATGATTGCTCCTCCCCAACCAAATATGAATGTTGCAGCGCAACAAAATGCAGATGTGATGCAAGCCATGCAAGGCGGTAACAATTTTGCGAATAATCCGCAAATTGAACAAGCCAAACAAATGGTTATGCAGCTTATGCAAGAACACGGGTTGATGCCAGAACAATTAAAAGAACTAGGGCAGTTGGCAGAAATGAGTATCCAAAATAAACAGGCTTACCCAATGTTTTTGGAAAGGCTTAGAAGATTTGGATTGGGTGATGCGGAAAGTATGCAAGGTGATATTGATTACCAAGCACTTGCAATATTTGCTACGGCTGCGAAATTGATTTAAGGAAAATAACATGGATGCTTCTCAGCACGTTGCCAGACTATTCCTGCGAGATTTAGGCAGAACACCCGATGCTGGAGGACAAGCATTTTGGGAAAACAGAGCGAAAGAAGTTCCTCCTGCCCAGCTTAATCTGGAGTTTCGTGAAGCCGCTAAACTAGAAAATCCGCAGGCTGGTCAGCCGCGAGGTAGCGGTATGGGAACCGATCCATATTCAAGAATCGCGCTTCCTGGAGAAGAAGGTTATACACCAGATAAATCAACCAACTTTTTTCAACAGCTTGCTCCTTTTGTTATTCCCATCGTTGCAATTGTCGCACCTACGTTAATCCCGACTATTGGTTCTGCTTTGTTGCCTGCTGGCGCAAGTGCGGCTGCGGTCAATGCCGCAGGTAGCGCAGTCATTAATGCTGCTGTTACGGCGGCTCAAGGCGGTGATGCTGGTGACATTTTGAGGTCTGGTGCGGCTGGTGCTGCTGGTGGATACGCAGGCACAACAGCTAGTCAAGCGGTTAAAGCGGCAGAAGCCGCCGGTAAGATAGGCATATCAAGTTCACTACCTTCTGGTGTTGTACCTGCTGCTGCGGGTGGTGCTGCGGGTACTGGCGCGAGAACATTAGTAGAAACGGGTGATGTTGGCAGATCATTACAGGCTGCTGGTTTATCAGGATTAGCATCAGGCGCTGGTCAGGCCGCATCCGTAACAGCACAAGGTGCGTTGCCAGCAGGTACAAGTAGAACAACACAAGCGTTAGTTGCTGGTGGCACTGGTGGCGCAACAGAGGCCGCTATTGAAGGTGCAAACCCGATTACAAGCGCTCTTGGTAGTGCGCTACAAACAGCCCGTGTAACTTCTGCAATGGATGCAGACGCAGCGCGTAGAGCAGAGGAAGCAAGAACACAGCAAATTATCTCTGCATTTGAACAACCAACTACACCTAGCACACAATTTGGACCAGCAACAGCGGGAGCAACACCAGCGCGTTTACCTGGATATACAACCACTGAGTTTGATACGCCTGAATTTACAGCTTCTGGCAGACCTATTGCTGGAAGATTTGATCCGACTATTGTTGGCGGTGAAGAAACATTAAGTCCAAGCGATAGGCTTGCGTTAGATGAATTAAGGCGTGCTGCGATTACAGGCGATGTACAAACTTTAAGAGAAGTAACACAAACAGGCGGGTTGCCAACCGCCACGCCAAGTACAACTATCAATCCAGCGCTTGCTTCAACAACGGGATTTACAACAAGACAACCATCAACGCCTACCCGTACTGGTGGCGCTGCTGGATTAACAGGTCAAACAACAACCAATAGAGATACGCAGATATTAAATTTAACGGGTATTACAAAACCTACCGACGCATTGCCAGGCGTAGAGGTTACTGGTCAAGACGAACTCGACAGGTTGCCGAATGTTGACGTTACTGGCGAGGAAGAAACAGAAGTTACTAGAAAGCCAACTGAAGACACAATTGTTAGCCAACGATTCCCGCTAACACCTGATGAGCCAATAATTAAAAGACCACCAATTATTGACTACAGGTCTTTTAATGTTTTTGATCCTACTTTTACTATGCCACCGATAACAACTGCTATGGCGCCTGGATCAAGCGCACTAGCGCAGGCATTGGGTGTGGGTGATCCTGGGGTGTCGTATTTAAGTAAGAAGGGTAAGGAACGTAAGCCTGTTTGGAACGTGGAGTCGTTAAAACTATCAGATGAATTAGGTGGACGTTATGGCTAAACAAATTGCAAAACTGCTGAAGGCTACCATTCAAGACAGCAGCGACCTTAAACAGATTGCCAAACAGCTTGCCGGTAAAGGCAGGGGTGGTGACAGTATGCTTGTCCACATCACTCCTAGAGAAGCCATGATGCTGAAAGACGCTGGTGGCGCTGGCACGATCAACCCTGATACGGGGCTGATGGAGTTCTATGATGGCGATTTCAGTTTAATGCAATACGCAGGTGATCCAGACGTTAGAACAGGTGGCTATACCAGGTCTATGACGCAATCCGTTCCTACGCCATCAGTTTCAGATTATGTGCCATCGGGTCGATATGATTTGATGCAATTTGGTGGTTCGCCAAATGTGCAGACAGGTGGTTATCAACAGCCTACTTATACACCGGCAGGAGGTCGAACTGATCTCATGAATTTAGGCACTGGTGAATTTAACCCAAGAACAGGCGGTGTTACGGGTCAGCCAACAGATGTCACTGGTGACTTTTCACTGTATGGAGTAAGACCAGGTAGCCAAAACTTAAGAGCAGTGCCATCTGTTCAAGGTTTAAGAATGACGCCAGCAGCAGCAGCGGCAGCGCCTCCTTCGCCAGTTTTTCCAGGCGCAATTACGCCAGTAGGTGAAGTGCAACAAGCGTTGACTAGAGAGCCATCAGTAGCACAGCGTTTGAAATCAACACTGACCAGCCCAAGAATGATTGAAAACCTAGCACTGGGTGGTTTGCAAGCCTTGCCTGGAATTATTGCTTCAAGGAATGCTGCTAGACAAGGCCAACGTGCTAGAGAAGAAATGCAAGCGATGGCAGAGCCTTATCGTCAGCGCGGTCAGGAACTTCTTGCTCAAGCACAGTCTGGTGCGTTAAGTCCTGCCGAGCAACAGCAACTGCAAGCTATGCAAGCACGGATAGCACAAGGTGTAGCAGGTCGTGGTGGCGTAGGCGCAGAACAAGCACAAGTTCAGCTAGAGGCTTTCCGTCAGCAAATCTTGCAAAACAAATATGACTTAGGTCTGAAAGTGTCTGGAATTGCTGATCAAATTGCGACAGGCGCTATTAAAGCAGGCTTGGAAGCAGATCAGTATGTCAGCGAATTAACTGGCAACTATTTCTCTAATGCTATGCAAATGGCAATGATGAACATGGGTCAAAGACCGCAAACGTGAGGTAAACATGGCTGATCCAAGATTTTCTAGCGCGTTAGAGAACATCACTGGAATGCGTGATCCGCTTGCTGGTTCTGCGGTTACTGGGCGTACACAAGCCCCTAAACAAGATTTTATGACGCCTCAAGCTAGGCTTAGCAGAGAGTATCAAATACAAGATCAGCTGATTCCAAAACTCGGAAATTTGGCAGTGCAGTCTGCTGAGTTTGAGGGTTTGACCAAAAAGGAAGCAGCTACTAGAGCCGCTGAGGTTGCTAAAGGTGAACGTCAACTTGCGGAGGAAAGAGCAACCACATTAGAGCAGCCAGCGCTGCGTCAAGAGCGTACACAGTTGCGTCAAGAACTTGGTAAGCCATTTGTGCCGACTCAAGAAAACGCTCAAGAAATGGCAACCATTTTTAGTTTTATTGGTGTATTAGGGTTTGCGTTAGGTGCTGGCGGCAAGAACAATTCCATACAAGCCATGAGCGCCATGAATGGCATGATGGAAGGTTACAAACAAGGAAACATAGCGCGTTACGAAAAAGAGAAAGATATTTTTTTAAATAACGTCAAATCTTTAACAACGAAAATTTCTGCTATTGATGCAGAACTGGATGACATAGCGCAACTTGCTTCTATTAGCTATGACAAAGGCATGGCAAAACTTAAAGAGGTGGCTTTGCAGAATGAAGCTGACTTTTTAATAAACTATTCCGATAAAGTTGGCTTGCCAAAAACCATTGAATATGTGAAATCATTAAAAGCCTCTAATGACAAAAACATTGATAGATTAGAAAAAGAATTGGCAAGAGTTGCAACGGCAGAACAAAAGTTTCAGAACGACAAAATTATGGAAGCCATCCGGCAGTCTGGACGCCGAGATATTGTCGTTTTGCGAGATAGTCTAAGAGGTGATGGCAAGGGTGGCGGTCAAAAGCTTACTGAAAAAGATCGTTCAGCGCATCGTTTGCGTGAAAACCTGATTCCTGAGTTAGAGGAAGGTATTGACATACTTGACCGTTTGAACCGAGATGGTCAATGGAGCAAGATGACTTCCTTACTAGCCGTAGACACTAGAGCCGCAGAACTTGCGTTCAAGGATGATCCAGAGGCACTAAAGCTAATCAGAACCTTTGCATTCTTCCGTAGTAAAGAATTTGAAACGGGTGGTAAGGCACTAACTAGAATAGAAGACCGCATTCTTGCTCCGCTGTATAGGTCTGACTTGCGTGTTTATGAGGCGGTCAGAAACGCGATGGTTCAGGGCGTGACTGAAATGTCGAGAGAGAAATCGCGGTTAGAAGACCAATTCCCGCAACTAGGTGGCGGTGTTGATCGTCGTAGCGAAATGCCAGCGCCTAAATCTATGCCAAGCGGTGACAAGCTGAAGGCTTACGCAGACGCCAACTTCGGTGGCGATCAAACCAAAGCTAAAGACTTCTTACGTTCACAGGGGTATCAATAATGGCTGTTGACATTAGCGATCTACCAAAACCGTCGCAAACAGATTTTAGCGACCTGCCGACACCTAAAGCGCCTTCAGCGCCTAAAGCGCCGACAACATCACCTGAAAAGCCGTTTGGACAGCGCTTAGAGGACATTGGTGTTGCGACAGGTGTTGGTACTGCTGCTGGCGCTTTCTCGCCGGAGATTGCTTTTGGTACAGGCTTGCTACTAGAAAAGTTCCCCTTGTCTCCTCCACCTGTTAAAGCCGCTGGTAGAGCCATGCAAGCCGCAGCCCCGTCTATGGAAGGCGCTAAAGGTCGTGCGCTAGGTTCTTTGGCTGGTGGCTTTGGTGGATTGACTAGCGAAACAGCAGGCCAGGCGGCTGAGTTGTTTGGCGCTTCTCCACCTGTTGCTGAGAGCGCTAGGATTGTTGGCGGTCTGCTACCACTAGAAGCAGTGACCAGCGGCACTAGAGGTGTTGGATCATTGATTAGTATGGTCAAGCCTGGTGCTGGCACTGCCTACAATGTGATGAGAAGCGTGATGCAAGATGTTGGCGTGGCTAATCTCGCAGGCAAACAGCGTGAACTGGTTATGCAGCGGATTGAAGAACTCCGCAAGTCACCGTTTACGACTGACGCTCAAAAGAAGATTTACGACACGATTGCCGATTCCGTTAGCAAATCTACCAACATAGCGGAGGTTGAGGCTGATCTGGCTAGACGCGCTGCTGAAGCAGAGGCTAGAGGTGTGCGTAGTACGGCAGAAACCGTATCTAGAGAAGAACGGGAACGAGGCGTTAAGTTAGCCGGAACCAGAGCAGAATTAGAAGAAGCAAAAAGAACTCTGGTTGATAGGGCTAAGAGTGGGTTGCGACAGGTAGGCGATGCCACAGTAGAACTGTCGCAAATGGGCAGAACCTTGCGCGACAGGATTTTGCAAAGGTTTGAAACTGGATCACTGGAAAGGTCGCAAGCCTACAAAGACCAAAAAGCCTTGCGTGATCAGGATGTTGCGAACAAAGAGAGCAAAGGTATTTTTGTTGATTCAACGCCTGAATACAAAGAACTTCTAAAAGATTTAACAAGCAAGTTGTTAATTGGAAGGCAACCGCTTACCAAGAAAACCGCAGAAGTAACTGAGCCTGGTGTTGAATCAGCTTACAGAAAAATCTATGACGCGATTACAAACAAGCGCGTGATGATTGAAGGTTCGGCAGATGATGTTGCTAATTATGTTGCAGAACTCAAAGCAGCAGGTATTAGCGTAAGACAAGGCACAAATCCTAAAACTGGCGAACCTGTGTTTTATCGGGAATACAAAACATCATTTGATGCAATGGATGATGTTCGTCGTAAATTAGGTGATGCTGCTTTTGGCAAAGAGGCAGAAGGATATGAAGCACTTGGACAGAAAATAGCGCAGGAGTATTACGCCAAAATTAGCAATCTACAATCCAAGTTTGCTGGTCAATCGCATGATGTCTTGCAAAGTGAGTATGAGATTGCTTCTCGGCTGCTAGAGAAGTACAGAACTAAGGCGGGTGCTAAAGCGACTGCGTTAGACCGGATAGATCCTACTCAGTTCAAAGCAGACGCTAAGTCACTACCTGGAGCATTGTTCAACAGCCAACAGTCTGTGGCAGACGCGATTGCGCTGACGGGTGATCGGAACCTGGTAGTTCAAGAAGCTAGAAACTATGTGGCTAGAACGATTGCCAACATGGATGCTAAAGCCGCAAAGAACTGGCTGACCAGCAAGCAGAACTCAGATTGGTTGAGCGCGTTGCCGGAGGTTAGAACTGCCGCCAACAACTACGTTATGAACCTAGAGCGTGCTGAAGGCATGGCTGCGGGTGCTGGTAAGGTTGCGACAAGGAAAGAAGCGTTAGAGCGCCAGGCCGGTAGAGAAGCTGGCAAGGCGCTGGAGATCGGTGAAAAAGAAGCTGGCAGGCTAGTTAAGGAAGGCGAAGCTGTTGCCGGAAAGATTACGGATGCAGCCAGGAAAGAAGCCGCGACCATTCTGAGTACGGCTGAACCTGCCGCCCGTGTCCAAGAGATCATTACGTCAGGTGACAGAACCCTGTGGGATCGGGTTGCGCCTGCGATTGCGGCTAGTCCTAATGGCAAGCAAATTTTGGAGCAAGCGATCCGTCAGACGATGGCTGACAGAGCGCAGCAAGGCGTATTCGGCGCACAGCGTTTCTGGCAGACTAGCCTGAAGGATTCGCTAGCCAGAACAGGCTTGATGCCGACTAACAAGATCAATGAGATCAGTCAGCAACTAGATGCTATTGCTAATTCGGCATTGCCAGAGCAACAGAAACTCACCTTGTTTGGCAGAACCATTAAGAACATCATTGTGACTTACGGAGCGCCTGCTGTTGGCACATCTGCCTACGATGTCATTACTGGCGCAGGTAAACCAACTTCTATGCAACCAGTGAGGTAATTATGCCGCTGACAAAAGGATTTAGCCAAAAGACAATTAGCAAGAATATAAGTCGTGAGGTGAAGCGTGGGAGGCCACAGAAGCAAGCGGTGGCTATTGCTCTTAATGTTGCTAGGAAAGCAAAGAAAGGAAGAAAATGATGCGTAACCGTAGACCGCAAGAAGCTGGTATTGGTGATCAAACGCCACCACCAACCATGATCAAGCCGATGCGTAAGATGAAGCGTCAAGAACAGGCCATGCAGAAGCGCAAGAATAAGCGATGACTAAGAAGACCAAGGGGATAAATCCAGAGTTGGAGAAGGCGATTGGTGATCTGCTGAAGGCCACCATGTCTGACCCGACTGCTAGTTTGACCGACAAGTCAAAGATCATCGACAGAGCGTTAAAACTTGAACAACTAAAAGCCAGAATATCGGATGATGATTGGGGTTCAGGGTTTGCTGATGATGAGGATGAGTAGTAAGATATGAGTATCCATTTCGAAAGGGGATACAAGTATGGATGCTATTTCACTGGTACGCTTGGCTTTGAGTGTCATCAGCGAGAGATTGTTGGTGATTCTGGCTTTGTGCCTGAACTTCGCACTCGCTTGCTGGACAATGTGGGGATTGATGTGGGAGAGGCTGGTAGCGTTAGCCGTGTTTGCGTTATTCAGCTACCTTTTGATAAGAATGGAAAGGAATAAAGATGCGCGACAAGAAAGATCTAACGCTCAAGAGTAGCGTACCTGGGGCTGAAGAACTCAACTACAGCCAGAAATACGCGAAAGCTATCCGTCCTCAGAAACCATCTGATACGACAGAACGTTATCAGAAGTGGCAACCAGGTCAAGTACCTATGGGTGGCTTCCGTTCCACTTTCTGCTTTGATGACAGCTACAACAGCAAAGAAAGCCCGACTTCTGGCGGTGGCAAGAAGGTGTACTAATGGCTAACAATATTGCCTTTCAGCCGATGGGCAACTGCGTGGTTGCGGTTGCCGCATCTGCGAACACTCAAGGTGCTGTGGTTTCTTTAACGGCTGTTAGTCCGGTGAATCAATACTTGGTGTTCAATACAAGTAAAGACTATCCTGTGTTTGTTGCCTATGGACAAACAGCCAATATCACGGCAAGCATCCCAACTGCTAATGGCGCTCCGGTAGTTGCCATCCCACCATACAGTGAAAAGGTTTTTACAGGGCCACAGGTTAGCGCAACCAAAACGGTCTACGTTCGTATTATTGCTCCTCACAACAATGCGGAGATATACATCACGCCAGGAGAAGGACTATGAAACAGTACATTCTTGATCGTGCAAAAGAACCGTCCACCTGGCGCGGTGCAATTCTTTTCCTGACCGCTTTGGGTGTGCCTATTGCCCCTGCTCTAGCTGAACACATAGTCACGGTTGGTCTGGGCATTGCCGGTATCGTCGGGATGGTCACCAAGGGATGATCAACTCACGCAGTCTAGATGACCTGTTACCGCAGGTTAGAGAGCGCGTCGAGAAGATGATTGCTGGTTGCGAGGCAGAAGGTATAGAACTGCTGATCACCAGCATCTACCGAGATAACTTTAGCCAAGCAGCGCTATACGCTCAAGGTAGAACCACACCAGGAAGGATTGTCACAAATGCACGGGCTGGTCAGTCTTTTCATAATTACCGTTGTGCTGTGGATGTCGTTCCGTTACTACACGGAAAACCTGTTTGGGATGCCAAGAACTCAATCTGGCAAGACGTTGGCAGAATAGGCAAAGCAGCAGGATTAGAGTGGGCGGGTGATTGGAAGCGGTTTAAGGAATATCCGCACTTCCAGTACACAGGTGGCCTGACATTAGCGCAACTACAGCGAGGAGCCAAAATTGCCTAAGAAGGAAACATTAGACCCCGCTGGCTTTCCAATTGAGATGGACAGGCCGGTAGTGTTCGAGGAAGGGGATTACAAAAGTCCTCACACCGAACTTTCCATTACCGAGTCAGCAGAGGCGCTAGGTCTGCCAGGTAAGGGCTTCTATAACGTGCCAAGCATCTACGGTGGCGTGATCTACGATCCTAAGACACAGTTCGATGTCATCAAACAGAACGTCCAGAAGCAAGCACAAACAGGATTCCGTTTCCCTAACTTCCCGACCGTTCAGGAAGCAGAGAAGGCAGCACAGGCAAGAAGCGCCTATTTCAACAAAGTCAAAGCAGATATGTTGCGCGAGGCAGTCAATAAGCGTAAACAGGAACTGCTGCTGAAGATGATGAAAAAGGGTAAGTGATGCCAAGAAAGAACGTCAAGCTATCAGTAGGCAGAGGTGAGAAGCTGTCCGTCAAAGCAGGTAGCGGCTTAACTGCTAAAGGCAGAGCCAAGTACAACCGTGCCACTGGCAGCAACCTCAAAGCCCCCACCAAAGATTCTTCAAATCCTCGCCACAAGTCTTTCTGCGCTAGAAGCCGCAGTTGGACAGGTGATCGCGGTAAAGCAGCCAGGAAGCGTTGGGGTTGCCGGTGAGCCATCCAGCACAGATTGAATTCGTTGCCAGCCTCAAGTCACAGTTCCCTGATTACTTTGTTCGCAAGAACGTGCTGGAAGTTGGTAGCCTAAACATCAATGGTTCAATACGTCCATTTTTTGAGCAATGTATCTATGTTGGCGTTGATCTTGGCGCAGGAGCCGATGTTGATGTGGTGGCTAGAGGAGAAGACCTCGCCTATCCTGATAGCAGTTTTGATGTTGTCGCTAGTTGCGAGTGCTTTGAGCATAATCCTGCTTGGGTGAAAACCTTTGCCAATATGATTAGGATGTCCTCTGGTCTGGTCTTCTTTAGTTGTGCGACCACAGGCAGGGCAGAGCATGGCACACGCCGCAGCAACCCGTATGACGCGCCATTCTGCGGTGACTACTATAAAAACTTAACTGAGCAAGACTTCCGAGAAGCGTTTGACCTGTCAGAATTCAAGCAGTATGCTTTCTCGACCAATGATCAGGCGCACGACCTTTACTTTTGGGGTGTCAAATGAAAGAAGGACTCTACGCAAACATCCATGCCAAGAGAGCAAGGATCAAAGCCGGTAGTGGGGAGAGGATGAGAGCGCCAGGAAGTAAAGGCGCTCCCACCGCAGCCGCTTTTAGGAAGTCAGCAAAAACAGCCAAAAGAGGAACAAAAAGGTAAGGATCGTTAATCCGATCCCCACCAGCATACCTGCGATAAACAGGATGCTCACTCGATAGAACTACCTGGCAGGTAGCCTCTAATCTTATCCAGACTCCAATCTGTCGCATCATGCACAGCCAGCAGATAGGTTGGCGTGAATGTCATCTTGCCATGCCGCAGTCTGCTCAACACTGATGGCGTGATCTCCAAGAACTCTGACAGTTCCCGATCATTCTTCAGTCTGAACTCATCCTTGATGATGTCAAAGATGTCATGCTCTGGCATATGCTTTTTAGTTTCTTCTGACATGATCTCTCCTTATGGTGCTGGCGTCAGAGCGCCTTCAAAGACATAGGTTCCAACGTGGGCTAGGTGCGCCCAAGGTGCTGCGTGGACTTGACCGCCAGCCTCTCGCCAGATACGGCAGAAGTGGTAATCCTCTGACAGCAGTCGGTTTGTGCCTGGTTCGATACTGGTAGCAAAGAACTCTTTGATCTCATCAGCCTTGATGTTGCCTGCCAGGTCTGTGACATCGTTGGTGTAGGCCGGAACTGAGTCAGCCAGCTTCTCGAACACTTCCCGCTTGATGATCATAAAGCCTGTGCCGCCATTCCAAATCTCGACAGGTTCGCTGACAGGCACAGTCACCTCGCCTGTGTAGCCCACCAGGTTGACCACAAAGCTACCTGTGTGCCACTTTAGTTCGTCTGGTGATACACCGGCTTCTACTGCTCTGGTGATGCCATGCCAGTTGATTTCTTTCTTAGGGTAGATGCCGCAAATAATATCTTTGTCAGCGTCTAGCATAGGAAAGACATCAGCAGGGTTAAAGCGTATGTCAGCGTCAATGAAAAACAAGTGGGTGCAGTCAGTCTTTAGGAACTGGTGAACCAATGCGTTACGTCCTCTGGTAATCAGACTTTCGTTGAACATAAAACTCATCATGGTGGTGATCTCTTTGTCACGCATCATGTTGTTTAGTTGCAATAAAGACTGAGCATAGAAGCCGAAACACTGACCGCCGTACATTGGTGTTGCGATAAATACTTTCATATTGTCATCCTATAAAACCACTTGTCATTACGCCGCTGACAGTCGATCTGATAACCGTTCTGCCGCAACTCCGAGATGATGCTATTGACTGCACAAACACCTGCTCTCTGGATGATCTCCAGAGTAGTAAACTCACCACCGCCCGACAGCAACTTAAACACGCGCTGCAAGCGATCAGACTTAGTTAGGTTCGCTGCGTTCATGAAATATCCTCCACTCTAATAACGTATCTGCCTTTGACATTCTTGCGCCAGCCATGACATTCAACTCGAATACCGGCATCTCTGACCAGCGCAATCGTGGGTGATTCTTGAATTTTCTTGATCCTCTCTGCGACACCCGTGCTAGTCACCTGAACGGCTAAGACTTCGTTCTTGCGAATAGCCAGGATGTCGCACCATCCCCAAAGGTCTTGACGTATCTTTGACCAAGGATTCCATTTCTCTACTATCGCGCAGAAGTAGCCTTGATCTCGCAGATACTCAAGACTGCGTTGGGTTGGTGTTTTAGAGGAAGCCATCAGAACGGTACTTCGTCATCCTTGAATGGGTCATACTCCCGAGGCTTCTTGAGCGTAGCCTGTGGCGCTTCCATTGGTGGCTTGCGGTAATTAGGATCGGGTGTCCAGTTGTCTTGCGCTAGGCTAATCAGTTCACCAATTCTGGTGGCTTTTTTCCAGGCGGCAATTTTGACCTGCTCACCCGCCTTAACATCTCGGTCTACAGTGAGTACGCCTTTGTAGTCAGGCTGTGCCGATCCTGGCGCTTTCTTATCGTTCTGAAAGAGTACGCCCTTGCCTGGTTCTGATTGATGCTGTTTCATGCTGATGCCTCCAGTGTATTTACCGCTGCCAACACCTTGGTTCGTGCTGTGGGTGTCATTGTTTCAATAACCTGCTGATTGGATTGTTTGAAAGCTTTAAGCTTCTCTAGCTTCTGCTTGTCATCAAGCTTTCCTGCTTTTACCTTTGAAATCATCTGGTAAAAGATACTCTCCCAATCTTCTAAACTCACCGCTGTATCGTATGGTTCCTCTTGACCTGGAATGTACAGAGGCAAAAAATCCTCACCTACGGCCTTAGCTGACTTAATCTCGTCAACGATGTCTGCCGCACCCATGTCTTTGATCTCTGGTGCAGCAGTCTTTGCCGGTTTATCGTCAAAGTCCTGGACTTCCTCCACTGAGTAGGTTCCAACCACACAGCCTGGATACACTGCTCTGATTCCTTCTGAGATGCAGCGCGATCTAAGCATTGCGCGAGGATACTTATGCCATCCCGAACTAGGCTTAACCAATCCAATATGCTTTGCCTGATCGAGAGTCCAAGTAACAGTAATAGACCCGCCACTAGGATGACTAAAAATTCCAGAAACTCGTTCATCTGTGTAGTCCTCCCATTGCACCTTGCCGCCTGAGTTTTGGAAACGTGCCAGCATTGCGTCAGCTTTGAGTGCTGGTCTGCCCTGAATAATGTGATAGTCACGCGCAGCTATTGCAGGGTGCTGGCCTTCGGCCTGAGCGATTAACATCAACGCCATTGCTTCGTCTGCGGTCTTGACACCAAATAGACCGGACTTAGCAACAGCTAATGCCATACGTTCTATGTCTTGCACTGGTACTAAGTTACTCATTTCTCATCTCCTATTTCAAAAGGAATCTACGACTACCTGGCGTTTCCACAACAAACTTTTCATAGATGTCCGGCATAGCTTGCTGGAATAGCTTTGCGTCAAACTTGCTGGAAGACTTAGCGGTGCGCCAGGTTGCTAGGGTTCTGCCGCCTAAGTCTGTCAGGGTTGACTTGTCTGCCATGTAGCCCCTGATAGCGACTTCTAATGCTTCTGACTGATCCTCTAGTTCCTTGATCTTGGCCTTGTATGCCTTGAGTGCTTCACAGGCTTTCTCGACAGCGCCGGACGCGACGATGGTGGCTTCTGTGGACTCTGGATAGATAAGCTTCACGCTGTCGAGAGAATCAGGTTCTGGCAGGGTGTTGGTGGCTACCATGCCCCAAAGTTTTGCCATTTGTCGGATCAGGTCTTCTTTCATCTCTGGCGTGATGTTGAAGTGATAGGTACGGAATGCCTGCCCCCCAAACAAGACCGCAAGGTAAATCTCATCCACGTTATGGCAGGCCGCTTCGTGGACAAGTTGCGCCATATCAGCAGCAGGAACCACACCTGTTTCTTCGTCGAACTTAGACATAACGCTAGCGTTGTAATTTTTGCATTCAACGAGCGTGCGTCCATCTGCACTGATGTAATCAAAGTGAGAGCGCATCCACGTTTCAACCGGATGTGAAAGTGCATAGTCTGCGTCCTTGAGTTCGATCTTGTGCTTATCCTGGAATAGTCTGGCAATGGTAGGCTCCATCACTTTGCCCATCTGGACAGCTTCAATGTTGCTCAGATCAGGCGCTTCCTTCTTGCCTAGCTTTTCTAGGATCACGTCAGCAGCGCGACCATTAGCAGCTTTACGGCTGTCACCTGACCACCAGGCAGAGCGCCGAATCTCTGGCGCGAAATCATCTTGATTAGGACTTGTCATTGAGTTTCCCCTTTTGTAACTTCTAAGTATTGACGGATAGCAATTTGAACTGCTTGCTCGAAAGATATGTTTAGCAACATTGCGCGACAGGCAATCTCACAAGTGAGCGACCAGGGTAGCTTGGCTATTTCATTGGTCATGGCGCACCCCTTTCGCGGATAGCAAAAGCGCACTGTTTGGCGGTCAGGTCAGCACGTCCTGGATGCTCGATAACCAGGTTTTCACACACTTTCGCACATGCCTCACGCTCTGCTGCTGCGACTAGGTTGGCAAACCGTTCGACTTCATCCCAATACCAGTCAACACCGCCATCCCATGCTGGTTCACCGTTAGCTTCCCTCGCCATGCGGATAATGTCATCTTTAGTCATGGCATCCCCTTAGAACGGACAGTCACGCATAGCTTCCTCGAACTCCTGGCGCTTCTTTTCGCGTTCAATAGACATTTCTTCATTCAGGACAAAGAAACGCGCAGACTGACCGCAGTCACCAAGCCGGTAGGACTGACGTTGAGCAAAGCAATAGGGGTAATCTTCCTTGCCAGTTACCATGCTGACTTCGGTAACTTCTGGATTGATACAGCGGTCTTTCTGACCGTGTGGGTTGCCGTAGAACGCGCAGTCTACGCACAACTTAATGTCTTTCAGGTACGTCATAACTAATCTCCTAGAAGGTCTAATCGCTGTGCAAAATTGCACAACCGGACATTACAGTAACACAAATAACTTTAACAATGAGTAATTTCTATCGTTTCCTTTCATTCAATAGCCTGTGGATAAAGCTGTTGATAACTGTGTGGATAACTACCTGGCATGATTCTTGGTTATATAGAATATAGTACTGTTCTACATTAGTACTACTACATTACTAGTTCCTTAATACTACTGTCGTAGTATTATCGACAATGGTTATATTTCTTAAAAAATATGTATATGGGAAAACCCGATTTGCTTAAAAATTAAGCAGGGGTTATTTTCCGAATGTGGGGCGTTTGGGTTTTGGGGTTTTGAATCCCATTGCTTTGAACCGTTCTCTGATATCGGTTCCTGGTGGAGTCCACCGAAATTTGTTGTCCAAAATGGTTAGCGGTTCTGATGACTCAGGCTTAGGCGCGGGGGCGCGCGCGGGAGAATTTTTGACTAATGCCAGTTTCTTAGCTGGTGACATGGGTTACTCCTGTTTAAGAATGCCTCTAGCAAGCGATTTAAGGCACCTGGGAGGCGTTAAAAAGAAATAAGGCTACCACGACATGGGTTAACCCCATTGACGCGCCATAGCCTCTGCAATTCCTAAGTAAGTTGTTGAACGAATTTTCCAGCGGTCTTTGCTTGGTGGCAATTTGTTTTGACCGGAATCTGTCTGATTACCCCAACGCGGTTTACCGTCGATCATGCGCGGGAGAATTTCTTGCGTTGGCTGCAACAGCGGTAGGTTTTTGAGCCAGAGGCAAGTTGCCTTACTTGCATCATGTCCGAATTGGTAGGGTTGGACAGTTTGATCTGGTTTCCTGATTTGCGTTGAAATTGCTCCTATAGGGTTCTCTAAGGCAATTTTAGGAATAGGTGCGTCAAGTAGCAGTCGAACGAATTCGAGGGCTTGTAGAGTCATCTCAGCCCGTTCTGGACGTCTTTTATTCCAATGAAGACCGGATGAGCAGAGATAGGTGCATGGGGGATGAGCAATCATCAAATCCCAACCATCAGTCAGAACATCTCTGATGTCTCCTTGATAATGCAAACCTGGTTGTTCAGTTGGCAACAGATCGCATGACATGGCGTAATGTCCAGCACGGACAAAAGCATCTCTGACCGTGCCGGAATACTCGCAAGCAACAAGGACTCTCATTCGATTCGCAAGACGTAATGCTCTTGCGTTACTGCGGTCAAGTCTGCCGACTCGCCAATGTGAATATTTGCAAGGATTTCTATGTCCGACTCGGAATAACCGTTGTCCTTTGTGAAAAAGTCTGCGCCATGAATCTCATGAACATGACCGTCGATACCGGTTCTCCAATAGCAGACAAATTTCTCATGTCCGAATAGTTCAGTCTCTCTCATGATTAACCTTTCTTGGATTGAATGAAGTCAGACAGGAAAATCTCTAGCAGAGTGACACGCTCTAACCCTTCGAAATCACCGTTTGAATCGTTCCAAGCTAGTGCCGACTCCAGCATTTCATTCGGCACGGAATAAATATCCCAAGAAGCTTGCGGTCTACCTTCGAACAGTTGGACAAGTTGTCCTTCTTGAAAATCATAAGAAATAGGTTTCATGTCTAATCTCCGTCAGGTTAAATGGATGCAATGAAATCAAGTATGTCTTGCCAATTATCGGATGACCGTAATGTTTCCAAATATGTAAAATCTGCTTGGTGCAAGTCAATCGAGAAACGATGAAAGTCTGGATAGTCTCGGTCTTGTGGGTTTGCATAATTAACCCAAATCACCAAATAATTACCGTCGGGCAATTGCTTCTCAAATCGAGGACACGCATCGTTGTGCCAAGAATTGTCCTCAAAGCCCTCCGGAATAGTTACGTCCAGAACAAAGTCTGGAAATTCTGTCTGATAACTCATGTCTAATCTCCTTAAAAGGATAGTAAAACGAAAAGGAATGCCCAAAGAAATAAGAAAGCTACAAAGCCACCTAGCATTTCGAGTAAGGTTTGCATTATGCCTCCCACACTTTTTCGGGAATAGGTAAGTTTTCTTCTGAGAAATGGTTTATCAATAAAGAGTGAGCTATTTCGCGCCAATTAACGTAACTCAGGAAAGCCAGAGCGTAATCTTGAGCAAGATTCGTTTCTGACTTGTAATCTGTGATGATGTTTTCGGCGTATTCTTGGAGGCATTTGGCTAAGTCATATGTTGCATCATCGGAATTAATGTCGCAGCCGAAATCAATTGTCGGATGCGTACCATCAAACATTTCTAGATTGACGCGCCAAGTAGCGTAATTAGTCCATCCGTTATAGGTCTTGTCGTTCATGTCGAATCTCCTGAAAGTGTAGGAAGTGGCGTTAAAACACGCCCATATGCGCCCCTAAAGACGCATACAGTCACGCTTTAGACCGTTTCAGCTTCTGACTTGACCGCTTCCGCTTGGAACCATTGCGGCAAAGTGCCGCCATAAGCATCTTCACGCATTGGCATTAAAACGCCAACGAACTCATCAACGGCAGGTAAAGCCACTAAAGCCGGATTCTTGCCTTGATGGAAAATCCTCGGCGTTTGCTTTTTGCCTGTCAAGTCTTCCGCAGCTTGCATAAAGGCAACCAAGTATTCAGGATTAAAGTTAGCAGGCTTGGCGTCTTCGTCTTTTAAGACTTTCGGCGTTACTCGATCACAATCGGGAAAAGTGCCTTCCAAAGCGGTTAGCATCATTGTCGAATCGGGCGCAATGACTTGGATTTCTTGACCGTTGACGGTGAAATGCAACCAATCATCGGCGGTTTTCTTGGTTCCTTTTAGCTTTTCAATGTCGCTTGACTTGATGATGACGCGCTTCGGCGTTTCATGGCTTTCGACGTTGACTAACAGTCTTCCAAGCATATGACCATTAGTAGCTTCTAAGATAGTTCCGCGCCGATCCTGAGTGACGCAAACGCCCATCAAGTAAAAACGGATATCTTGCTTGCTTGCAAACCGTGAAAGTGCTTTGAGTTCCTTGCGCTTGAGTGTGAATTTCATGTCGAATCTCCAATCTAATGTTGACTAATGGTAATTACTTAGCTTCGCGTTCTAACGTGATGCCGACTAACCAGCTAACGAAAGCGATAATCAGCGCACCAAGTGAGCATAGAAATTCACCATGTACTGTAAAAACCAGTGACCACAAAGTGAAGGCTAGAAATACAAGCATTGCAATGGTTGATTGTTTCATTGTCGAATCTCCGTTAAGGAATTAATCAAGTGCTGCTGAAACGTATTATATGATTATATTCGTGATTATTCAACCTAATATGCAATGATATATTTCTATCAGGAAAGCATATCTGATAGGCACATTATATAGTTACTATATATATATGGTATGTAAGTAATTGTCTTATATGTAATATGGTCAGTTAGTTGCGGAAAGAGTAAGATGACAGTATGACAACACGCCCTCTCGCATTGTCATTTTCCTATCGGGGTAGGGTAAAGCTATCAATACCAGGTATTTAATATGCGTATGCTATTGATTATGGTCTGATCTGGCCTGTTATTGGTCTGGTAACTGTCAGGTTGTCAACATTGTCCGTTTGGTAACTTCGATGGTCGAGGTGGGGGTGGGATGGCGCGCCCCCCAACCAGCTCCCCCCAAAAGTTTTTTCACTTTTTTGGTATGCTGTAGATTCTTCGCTGAAGCCCTCTCGTGGTGAGAGTTCGCCCCTGGTTGTCAGGGGCTTTTTTTTCGCCTATGATGATTATGTGGTGATAGGGAGGTTAGGTATGTATAGTGAGGGTGGTATGGAGATTATGGTTGAGAGAGGGGTTGTGATGCCGCCTAAGTTGGAAAGCCGTTATCCACATGGAGATATGGAAGTGGGTGACAGCTTTTTTGTGGTGGGGTTAGGGATGCAGGTTGTGCTGAACGCCAACTGGCGGGCGAGTAAGAAGTTGGGGTACAAGTTCTCAGCTAGGAAAGAAGGGGATGGTATTAGGGTATGGAGGGTGACATGAAGGTAGTGGAACTGAGAGAGGACTATGTGGATATGGCGCAGGATGATTACTGGGGTGCTGTACACCAGATGAATCAGGCTGAGTTGATTATGGAGTTACGTCGGCAGCAGGACAGGTCGGCAAAGCTGCTGGCTGAGTGCCTGTCAGAGTTGTCGAGAATTAAAAGGGTGGTGAATGGATCAGCCTACGCCTGAGGAGAAGTACCGAGAGGAGTTATTGCTATCCAGAACGGTTCTCAGAAATGAGATGAGAAGGGCGTCACACGCTTATTCACCAGCCGAAAGGCGGGAGTTAGTGAAGACCTGGAATGAGGTCTACGAACCCAAGATCGCAAGAGAACTGTTGCGGGTAGCAAGGAACAAAGAAGCAATGTATCGCATTGCTAACTGGAACTTGAGCGAGTTTGATAAGGAGCGTCGTGGTGGCAAACGATAAGTATTCTGATATTACGGTCGTTGCCATTTATGGCGATGGGCGAGGCCGGATAGCCCTGCCAGCTTTAAAGAAGACTGCGGCAGCACTGCCTGGCAGCAAGCAGTTGTTAATTACCAATGTGGCGGTAGCGACAGATGTTCCGCAGAAGTTGGTGGCGCATGGGCTGGACTACCATGCTTATTCTGAGTTTGTGCTGTACGGGCTGCACCACTACATTGACACGCCGTATGCCTTGATTGTGCAACACGACGGTTGGGCGTTGAATCCTGATAACTGGCGAGATGAATGGCTGACCTATGACTATGTGGGTGGGCTGACACACGCTGCACTAACATCTTATGGTCAGTACAAGATCATGTACACCTGGTGGGGCGAGTCAGATATCAGAGTGGTACAGAACGGCGGCTTTAGCCTGCGGAGTAAGGCCATGCTAGAAGCGCCTTCTAAGTACGGCATCATGCGTAACCAAATGCCTGATCCGATGTTGATGAATGAGGATGTCCAGGTCTGCTGCTTTATGCGGCCTGCGTTAGAGAACGTGGGTATCCAGTTCTGCCCTGATGAACTCTCTAAATACTTTTCTTTTGAACACTTGGGGCCACCCCATGAGGGTATGGACTTGACCAAGGTGTTTGGTCATCACGCAAGATTCAGGCAACTTCTTGATAATGACAAAGTGTTGTGGAAGCTAACCAAGGAGCAGATGGCAAACTTCTTGGGTGAAGACGCTGTGTTTGCATTGTTTGCTGACCACTATAAATATGAAATGCTAATGGCATGAAATTTAATCTCTCGCAGTTTTACAAGTTTTGCTCACAGCTAAAGATTGAAACCAAAGAGCAAGGCTTGAAGAAGATGGATGTGCTGCTAGGCACACAAACCTATGTGATGGATGAGATCAACAGAGGACTTGCTGAAGACATCCACTTCTTTGTGATCCTAAAGGGGCGGCAGCTTGGCATCACGACAATCTCTTTGGCTTTAGACCTTTACTGGCACTTTATACACAATGGACTTCAAGGCACACTCACCACAGACACAGAAGAAAACCGAGATATGTTCCGGTCAACCCTTGCCATGTACATGGAAGGTTTACCTAAAGAGTGGCGTATCCCGCTTCTTGCCCACAACCGGAATCAGCTTCAACTCAAGAATAGAAGCCGCCTCTTTTATCAAGTCGCGGGGCTTAGAGCAAAAGGTTCACTTGGTCGCGGTAAGGCCATTACATTTCTACACGGAACTGAAACTTCGTCCTGGGGCGATGAAGAAGGACTAGCGTCCCTATTAGCCTCACTTGCTGAAACCAACCCGAATCGTCTGTACATCTTCGAGTCCACTGCGCGTGGCTTTAATATGTTCCACGATATGTACGTCACCGCGAAACGCGCTAAGACACAAAGAGCCATTTTCTGTGGCTGGTGGCGTAACCAGTTCTATTCTGTTGATGCTGCCTCACAGATTTACAAAGTCTATTGGGATGGCAAGCTAACACCAGAAGAAAAAGAATGGACACGCGACATTAAGAAACTCTACGACGTAGAGATCAACAGTCGGCAAATGGCTTGGTGGCGTTGGAAGCTGCATGAGGGCATCAAGGATGATGCGTTGATGTATCAGGAATTCCCGCCAACAGAAGACTACGCATTCATCATGACGGGTACGTCGTTCTTCTCGAACGCCCGTTGTACAGACATGATGAAGATAGCCAAGAAGATTGGTTGCGACTACTACCGTTACAGCATGGGCGCGAACTTCTTGGATACAGAAGTGGTGAAGTCTACTGAGCGCTTGGCAACCCTAAAGATATGGGAGGAACCAGTTGATACGGCTTATTACGTTATTGGTGCAGACCCTGCTTATGGCAGTTCTGATTGGGCTGATCGTTTTTGCATACAAGTCTTCCGTTGCTACGCTGACGGTATGGAGCAGGTTGCAGAGTTTGCGACACCGGAGATGAACACCTATCAGTTCGCGTGGGTGATTGCCCACCTTGCTGGCGCTTACAAGAACTCGACACTTAACCTTGAGGTCAATGGTCCTGGTCAGGCGGTCATCAATGAACTGCGAAACTTAAAGCGACAGGCTGCGACACTAACAGGTCAACAAGGCTATGACTTGATGAATGTGCTTGGCAGCATGAGTAATTACATCTGGCGGCGTAACGATACGTTAGGCGGCATCAGTAACAGCATCGGCTGGATTACGACATCACAGACGA